CATTGTTTGAAATTAGTTGGACTACCCAATTTGTACCACCCGAAGATTGTAATTCCCAAGCATCTAAACTGCCATCATAACCGCTTTGACCACTTGTTAAAGTTGCATTAGTTGTTGTCCAAGTGGCATCAAACTGATTTGATTGCAACAACAAATTTTCCCGCCCTTTCTCTATGAGGCCATCGCTATTGATACGAGTAGCCGCAAGGTTTAAGCCTCTTGAAAAGTCGAAGTCGCCACTTGCTGTTAATACCTCTTTTACTGATACGTTGTCTATTGAGCCAGTGAAAGTAGGGTTACTTGCAATAGATAAGAGGTAAGAAGATGATTCAATTGTCATATAAGAGGTGTGAACACCATTTGCTGATGGAAAATTAACTCCCAATACGTTTCCGAGTATAGGTACGATTTGACCACTCGTATAATTTGAAATAGTTACTGTAATCTTATATGTTCCTGCTGTGAGAGTTCCACTTTGTGTGGCCCTATCATAACTAACGGAGTTTGTCACATTTAGTTTTCCTGATGAAATAGACCAAGAACTTGAAGATGTACCATATGAAAAACTCCAATCGCTATCAGTAGCAAAATCACCATTGGTGACTAACTCCGCCCCATAAACGGGTACGGGCTTTATACTATATAACTTACCATCCTTCATTGCTGAAGGTATCATTGCTAAACTGCTTTCGTCAAAGAGCTTACTCATAAAATTTCATTTAATTCGTTAATGGTACAATCTCTTCCTTCCGTAGTTCCAAACGCATTAACAACACGTAAGGAATAAGCATCAAACACTTGTGTTGCTGTATCAGCATTCGCTCCATATTGTATAGCGTTGTTGACACATCTCGGAGACTCTACCGTTCCACCATCAGCATCTACCCTTTCTATAAAATCTAATACAGAAGCAAGCAGCCTACCAACAGCTTTTCTTCCTATAAGGGATATGCTGTTTAGTAAACTCATTTAGTCTGCTTTATATACTATTGCTTTGCCAGAAATAACGGAAACACTATCGAACTTCCCGAAGATGATAGTACCCTCGATTAAAGTAACACTTGTAAGAGCATCTCCCACACTTGTAGTTGTTGTGATTACGATATCTGTTAGCGCTTGAATAGAGCGAGAAGACTCACTTGTTGACTCCCCAGTAGATACAAGTCTAAACCCGTAATCTCCCGTTGCTGACTGATAGAAGTTTCCTTCTTTTACAATGGTTTCAAATCCCATTTTGTTATTGTTTTAAATTATATAATTCGTTTATCGTGCAATCCTTTCCCTCAGTAGTTCCTGAAGCGGCAACCACTCGTAAGTTGTAAGCGTCAAATAACTGCCTTCCTATACTTACTGTAGGGCTGTTTAATATTGCAGCTGCTACACACTGGTAAGCTTCTATTGTACCGCCATCTACCGATACCCTATCTCCAAAGCCATCATAACCAGAGTAGGTTACTGACCCAGAGTATCCGCTTTTTACGTAAAGGTATTGCGCGGTTCCAGTGCCTTGCACAGTATCTGCTAAATAACCAGAACCTCTATAGGAATAAGCCATTAATCAAAGATAGTTTGGTCAGAAAAAGGTGTTTTATCGTCAAGCACCAAGGAAGCAATTCCACTTGCGGTGTTTAGCGTTATATTTACATAAGACTTTTCTCCCGTTCCTGTTCCAGAAGAAGCCTCGTAGTTCATTGTTAATGCATCCATCCACCCAGAGATAGTTACTGTGTCATTGTTATGTAGAAGCACACATACGATATCCTCCCTGCGGCTCATAAGGTCTATTTTATTAACCTTGTTGTCTACAGCTGGTGTCTGTATGGTTATATCTGTTGTAACGACTCCTAAGCCGTTAGAGGTACTTTTATTCTCTGAGAAGGTGGTAGTGCCATCCTTTGTATTAAACGCAAAGGAGACGCTGTTAGACGTGTCTACTTGGGTAACTAATGTTACATCGGTAGGGTCAAAGGTAATTGTTAAGTCTTTTTGTAATAACAGGATAGCTTTTTTAATACCTCCCGTTACTCTCTTGTTACATTGAATATCAATGTCCGATAATAATATGCTACAATTGAATCCCAAAATTATAAATATTTAACGTTAGTTTTGTTTGGATTTTGACCAATGTAAAAATTGTCTCCAACATTAATCTTATAAATAAATCCCATAGCTTTTTGAATAAAAAAAGGGAGTAGGGTTTTGGCCCTACCCCCTTGAGTTAATTTACAAGATTATCTATTAAGCAGTTGCCGTTGCAAACAAAGCACTGGTAATGCTATAAGACAAGCCTTGCTCGTCACCAGTTAAAGTAAGTTGGAAACGGTTCTTCTCAGAACGTCCTGTTCCAGAGTTACCATCAACAGTTCCTGCGTAAAGACCGTAGTCCATACCAACAACGTGGTAAGTACCAGCAGCAGTCTCAACGAAAGCTACTAATTCAGCACCTCCTTTAGAGATATCATTAAGAGCAGTGATTTTCGCAGCTGTCATCTTAGGAAGTTCAACGGATACCGTAGGTACAGTTGAAACAACACCGTCAGCAGCAACAGTCTTCACTTCACTAAAGACAGAGAACCCATCTTTATTGTTGAAAGAAATCTGAGAAATACCAGTTACCGCTGTTGCAGTAGTGATACTACGTGTTGCTGAGTCTTCGCCTAACGCAGTAAGAGCATCGCTTCTGTTAGCTACGTGTAATGCTACTATCCCTCCAATTGCGACATCATCACAAGAGTAGGAAATATCAGCAAGAGTTATATTACAAGCCATATTATTATTATTTTTAAAGTAAGGGAAAAGGCCGAAGCCCTTTCCCTAATTAATTATTATGCGAAGTTCTTAGCGTAGACAATCTCAGAACCCTTAAGGTAAGAGAAACCTAACTTGAACTGTCCCCAAATCTTGTCAGAGCTTAGTTCAGCTTCATACTTCATATCGATAGCACGTACATCATTGTACTCATCAGTCAACATTACCAAGTTCTGTGGAGCAGCAATCATAAACTCATTAGGTGGCATAGACGCGAAGTGAGCAATTTCCATACCGTAGTAGTTAGGAATAGCACCATCAACAATACCCTGTGGAGTAGTAGTGTACAATCCAGCAATTGCAATCTGGTAATATTGCATAGCAGCAGTTCCCAAGAAAATTACAGGTTTGAAATCACGGTCAGCATCTCCATAAACAGCAGACAACATAACGTCGCTCATTTCTTCGTAAGCACCTTCCATTTTGTCAAGGATATTTGCAGAAGTCAATACAGCGTCAGTGTCGTATTTAAGAACAGCAGCATCAGCAGCCATCTCAGTAGTCAATTCAGTACCAGCTAATTGAAGAGCTTTTTCAGCAGACAATTTAGCGAAGTAATCGAATACCCAGTCTTTAAATTCAGAATCCATAGTTTCAGGATTGTTTTGACCTTTCTTTAGCAACAAGCCACGGTAAGAAGACTCAAGAGCGTTCTTACAGTTTAAGAAAGCCCATTTGTAAGTCGCAACAGTCATTTCTTTTTCAGAAATAGAAGCAGTTGATTGTGGGTCAAAAGTACAAAGGTCGCTACCGAAAGTCAATGCAGCATCGAAAATAGGTACGTTTACTTTAGCTTTAACACCATCAACTAAACGAAAGCGGTTTAATACAGCCGCTGATTTTACCATTGCATCGATAAACAAATCTGGTCGTCTGTCTCCGTATGGTAAGTTTGAAATAGTTACACTCATTTTATTTTATTTTAAAAATGTTTTGTTTTACTTAATTTACAATAATTACTTGCGGTTGAAGAAGTTATTAATCATAGCAACCTTCTCAGGTGTGATGCCATTATAATAAACAGTATTGCTTTCTACTTCCTCAGAAACCTCTTCAGCTTTTTGTTCAGCAGCGAATTGCTCCTCAACCTCAGCCTCGTTAGTTTCTTCCTCAGCGGAAAAACCTTCTTGCATTTCTTCTTTAACCTCATCCTCAACAACAACTTCAGCTATAGGCTCTTCAGCAACAACTTCTTCTTCTTGTTTTTCTTCCATCACCTCTTCTACGATTTCCTCTTCAACAGGGGCTTCCATAGACTCGATGTGCTTCTGAATCATTTCGATAGCACTTTTCAATTCTTCAATGCCAGCGAACTTCTTTTCAAAAGAGTTTACAGCTTCTGAGAGCACGTTATTCTCGCTCTCTAAAGCTTCAATCCTTGCTTCGTACTTGTTAGCGTTCAACTCAAATTGAGCCTCAAGCTTGCCAAGTTCTTTGCCAAAACTAAATTCGTTCATTTCTTCTTGTTTATATATTTGTTTAATATCAGCTTTAATCTCAATAGAGAAACCATTTATCTCACCATTTTTGATTGAAGTAAATAATTCGTCAGACTCAACTTTAGCCTTAACGAATACTGTTCCGTTTGGAAGGTCAAAGCCGTAGTTCATTGACTTGTCGTACTCTCCTTCTTTCATCCAAACTTCAAGCATAACCACCTCGTCCGTATCGTAGGAATGGTTAATGCCAAATGCGTTGAACAAGCCCTCCTTAGAGTACTTGTACATAATTTCTTTTATAGTTTCTTCTGTGAATCGTACATAGTAGTAACCAAGCTCTGGGTCAAACCTTAATATTTCCTTGTTGGGAATCATTATAGGCCCTACTAATTCTTTCTTCTCATCAGAGGTAAACATATTTATCTTCTCTGTGGTCTTCGTCTCATTGAAGTATATAAAGTTCTCTTCTATTGCAGGCTTATCGACAAGAGAGATTTTATACATCCCTTGTTCGATGTCCTTCAGTGTTATATCAAATAGTGGTAAGTTGTCCATATGATTTAATTTACAATTATTGTAGTATACCTTCTATAGTCAAGTAAGCGAAATCATCGTATACATCGCCACTTGCGCTTTTAACAAGTATCTGTGAAGGTGTGAAGTTCGAAGCTGTTAAAGTCTTCAGGAAAAAGTTTAGGTTCGCTAAATTAGCCGTAGGGACTACCATATTAAATTCAATACGAGGTTTCTCGGACTGAAGTATCTTTTCAGATACAGCGAATATATCTGTGTATGCCTCTTCTACAACTCCATTTTCGTCCTCAAACAACAAGTTCCATCCAGCGGTGTTATAATGGAATAACCTTCCGTTAAACACGTGTTGACCATTTATAACGTTTGATAAAGAAAGTATGGGGTTGTTACTAAATATAATCTGACTTTCAGTGTTCATCTCATCGTCTGACCTAAACCCTTCAAGAAAAGTATGAGGGGTTAGCATATTTGTTCTATACAACGGCTTGTCTAAGTATGCAAAGCGAAGTCCAATGTCTTTGTTTGGCGTAAAAGAGTTCGATGTAAATCCTAATTCGTTCGCGCTAAACGCTCCGAAATTAGAGTTAAAGCCTTCGTTGTCAATTTCATTACCGCAAACAGACTTGTAATAAACAGAAGACTTTAGGTCTATCTTTATCTCAGCTATTCCCTCTGTGTTTATCTCCTGTACTGTAGAGCCTATTGTTTTATCGTCATTGTCTAAGTCATCAAAGTATAAACCATAGGACTTGTTATTTATTTCAAGGCTCTTTACCTTGTCCCCTCCATTGCTTATCTTAACGGATTTTAAATCATCTAAAAACTCGTTTATGCTTTGTGTTCCAGAACGTGCCAAAGACAACGGGTCTATTCTAAGCACGTGTTGAGGAACGGAATCGTCATACTCGTAAAACAATCCACACTCAAACCTTTTAAGTATAGCGATTAGTATTTCGGAAAGTGTTAATGGACAGCTTTGGTTTATAGAGTCTTGAATAATAACCTCGTCTGTTGTTTTGTAAGGCAGGACATCAGCGTTGGCCGTAAATTTTATATCTAACTGACCATAAGAATCAATACGCGTTACCGCTTTTCTAAACTGAGAAACGCTATACGCTACATTGTCTAAGTAGGGAGCAGAAGAAATATAATGCGCTGCGTTAGATACATATGCCTGTGCAACATCTAATACTAAATCCCCATCAAATGGCTCAAGGAAATAGTTTACACTGTACTGACTACCACTATCAACCATAAGCTCTTCATCTGTGGGGAAAAACACGGTTGTTGGTTCAAAATCAAGAGTGTCTTTATAGGTAGATTCAAGAGCAGCCTCTAATATTGCTCCTGGATCAACAGCTCCCTGGTCTGGACAAATAAAGAAGTCGTAATCAGATGCTCCAGTACTGTCGCTTTTGTTAGAAAACCCTTGGCTTGTTCCTGACAAGTTAGAAACATCGAGAAGTATGTCGTCCCCATTTAATGAGCTTTGAAGGGCTATTTTCTTAACGGGTTCCCCATCCCTGTATATACCAACGTATGCCTTCCATCGCATAGTCGATGCTGGGTCTGCTTCCTTTATTCCGTAAACCATCTTGTCTTCTGCGACAATCGGTATCTCAAACTTTAGTCCCTCTAATATAGCAGAGGTAGAGCCAGAGTTTAATGATAACGATGAGGTGAAAGAAACCTTTGGAGCGAAGAACCCTCTTATACCATCCTCGTCAAATCCAGATGTATTGTCGTAAGGATAGAAGTCCATACGTTTTTCAGCACCCCAGTCTACTAAGTCATATAAAGGCTGACCCTCTCCATCTGTTCCGTAGTTTCCTGAAGTTTCAATGTTTCCGAAATAGTTGCAATGTATAAGTTTATCATCACCGTTAATATCGATACAAGACTCAAGACTCTCGTTTGTACCCGCCCACGCTGGTGACTGACGTACGAAAAATTTCCTTGTGTTGATGTCTTGTTTAGCAAGTATTCTTGCTGGAGGAATAAACTGAAGCTTCTCTGGTTCAAAGTTCGCTAACCCCGTTGTGCCAGAGTAAGGGCCTAACTCAAAAAGTTTAGAGCTCACACCTAAAGGAAATGCTGCAGAGCTTATATGAGATGCTAAAAGAGTGAAAAACGATTGAACAGAGAACACGGGAGCTATTCCCGCTCTTGTCATACTTGGCCCATACTCTAAAAACTGCCTCGCAGCATACCCAAACCT